GAATTTCGTATTTATCCACCCACCGGTAGATTGTTCTCTGCGTTACTCCGTATCGCTGGGTAGCTGCGGCTACCGTGATTTTGATGGACATCCGTTGACCCCCGTTGCATCGTAATACGAGCAGAACGATTGGCAAAAATAAACATCTTTTTCCGGATCGGGGATTTCTCCGTTATTTGCCATCTCTTTAACTTCCGCTAACCAATCGAGACCGCGCTTCGCCATCTCCGGATCGTAAGGCTCAGTATGTTCTCGGACATCCGTGAACCCACCATCTCTTGCTAAGGCAACTAGCGTCACCTTCTTGACTTCGTATCCGTTTTCTGAAAGCAGATACCCATAGACCTGAACCTGCATCCGTTGTTGTTCAGATGGAAAATACCGGAGACTTTTCACCTTCGTCGTTTTCCAATCCACGATCTGTTTCTTGTCCTTAATGAAAAGGTCAATATGACCGCGTAATCCTTCAATCGAGAATTCCTGCTCGATCAAGAAATTGTCGTTAAACGGATCTTCGCGCTTGATCGCTTCCGCAATTCCAGCGTGAATAAAAGTTCCCATAATTGCCGCCAGCGAATCCGTCTCATTGACCTTCGGTGCGCTTGTTAGGTGCATAAATACTCGACGCTTGCAATCTCCAATCGAACTCGGTCCGACATCGACCTGCACCGATCTATCGCGCTGACCGTCGTGCGCTGATAACGCACCGACCAGCATCTTTGCTATATCAGTCAATTAAAATTCCCGCCTTTCGCGCTCTTACTAATAGATTTCTTGCGGATTCGTAAGTAATACCCAACTCTTTCGCTACTAACTTTGCTGGTGATTCGAACGGATGTTCTCTCATAAGATCAACGGCAAGTTGTAAACGCCATTGTCGAGGCGTTGCTTTATTAGGTTTTTTTGATGGAGTTATCAGTCTGAGCAAAACAGGAGTCCGGATTTTTCTTAAATCCGTACCATTAAGCGGTCTTCCATTTTTTGTTTGCGTAGAAATCTTTGTTATTACTGCATTTGATTCTTCAAACTCCACATAAAGATCGCCTATTTCAACTGCGTGCTTCATACATCCATCCCTGTTCGAACGGATGTTCCAATAGATCGCGCAATATCAACCTGAACCCGCAGACGCGCAACATTCGCACGATTCGCCTTTACGATCGCTTCGTCGCCCGCAACGATTCTGTGTAAATCACGGTTCTCGATTAACGCCATATCTTCGCGCTCGCCTACCGTGTAATTCTTTCCGGTTGGAGACGACTTACTTGCCAGCGTTAAACGCGTACTCGCCATCGCGATTTCGTAATCCGCTTTATGCTGATGATAAGCCGCTTCCGCATCCACTAGATCGTTATGCGCTTCGTCAATCAACTTGCTGAGATCTTTTAATCTTGCTTCAACTTGTACCGGAGTTACGACGCTCATTTTGTTTCACCCAATGCAATCTGCGCGCACATATCCTGAACCTGTAACGCAACATTCTCGATTCCGCTCTTTACGATCACCTTACGATTTGTCGTGAAGTCGATCGCGCATATCTGATCATAAATATCCAACCGGATCTCTGCTTCAAGTCGCGCAGTCATTCGCGCTAACTGATCCGCTAGAAATTCATCCGTATCGGCTCCGAGAATAAGTTTTCCGTTGTTAATTTCCCAATGTTGCTTATTTTTGCAAAAGATTTTCATAACATCATTCCATTCTCAGCATATCGCCATACGATGCACTGGTTGCCTTTTTCATTTGGTCGGGTTGTTCCGGAGTCAATTACGAATCCATCCGTTACGAGAGATCCGCGAATTGGTCGAACCGTATTACCGTCAAGATGAAGGTACTTCTCGATCTCCTGATCCGTCAATCCCGTTAATCCTCTGTTGATAAATAATTCAAAAACCTTCCGACGAAGCGTTCCGATCTTTGGCTCAATCTTCGCCCGCGCATCTATCGAAGTTTGCTTCACGATAATTCCTGCACTCTCTTATTAAGCGCATCCTTAATCGTTGTTCCGCGAACCTTGTAATCCAAAAAATCTTTTTCCTCTGACCAAATCTTTCGGAGAGCATCTACTTCGTTAGTCTCCTGAATGATGTCGAGAATTGCGTCTAACCGCTCCAATTCTTCCGGAGTTAATGTGCGAACCGCGTAAAGATTCTTTCGTGGATTCTTCTCGTATCGCTCAACCTTTTCCATTTCCTCACGCGACGGACGCTTGTTACCGGAGAAGATGAAGTTAGCGAGCGCGCGACCAATCGCCGATGTCTCGCACACTTCGAGAGCGGATGATTTCGTCACCATCGAAGATCCGACAATTTCTTCAGCCATACCGCTCGTTACTGATCGTTGATCTTCGCGATCCGTATAAATCCAAGCCTGAACGATGAATCGCGTATCGTCATTGTGCATTATTTGAGTATGAATACGACCATTCGGAAACTGTTCCCAAAACTTTTTGATTCGGGATTCAACCGTGTCGTAATCTTCGAGATTGAAACGACCTGCCATTTATTTGCCTTCCGTTAGTTGAGTTTTTAATTCAGCCCAAAAAGATTGAGCCACATCTAAAGAGGAAGGATAATCAGGTATCCATCCAACAAGATCACGATTGTCACAATCATTCCAACACCATCCGGAATCGACTCCATTATTTCCTAGAGCAAAATCGAACTTTGCTGATTCGTCATAAATACTCGCTACATCCAAAAAACTGTCGTAAGAAATTGAATAACCTTTAGGAGCAGTTTTGATTAAAGCATCAGTTACTAATTGAATAGTGATCTTATTCATTTTATTTGCCTTCCTTGCGATTTAATTCTTTTTCGCACTCGTTGTAAATTTTATGATTACTCCAACGATTTGTAATCACCATTCCGCAAGTTGCGCAGACATTTTCTTTAATCCATTGTTCGGTGATTGCCATTTTATTCACCCGCCTTGATAGCAAAATAATCTGCGAGTGAACCGTATCTTGCGGTGTATTTGACCGCGACATCTATCAAGCGGAATTCCTCTACTGAATCTTTTTTTCCAACGATTCCACCGGTGAGGTTCCACGCTTCATAACTTGTAATAAATTCAGGCGTATTTTCTGAACGCCATTGCATTAAAACTGCAAATGCTTCTTTGCCTTTTTTACTTCCTGTAGCAGTCTTAGCCATTTTCTTGCCTTTCTGTTGGGGTTCGTTCTCTCGAACCTGATAGCAGAAAAGTACCCCATAGATTACGAATCTGTCTAGTACCCCAAATCCGACACGCCGACCAATTTCATGCAAGGATTGACCCATGATCAGAGTCCAAATCAGCCTGTGGAGTCTCGCCGTTATGGTCGAGGCCGAACTGAAGTACCCCGATCAGATTGACGATGTCGTGAACCGCGCCAGCACCCTATTCGTGACCGGTCTAATGGCGGCTAAGAATCAAGAATTAGACATCACTCAGGTCAATTTCATCGACCCCGACGACGAAACCGCGGATTAGACTTTTTTCTGATTTAAGTATAAAAACGGAGCCGCGGTATAGGGATCGTGCTTGCTGGCGATTTCCAACGCCTTCTCAATATCCGCCCCCGCTTCCAACGCCCCAATCGCAAGGCTCGAACCGCTCCCGACCCCATAAAAACCGGATGAGGTCAGACTCACCGCGAAATCATCCGCAATATCGAACACTTCCCCACCGATCGCGATCAAGAATCCAAAACGCGGTTCATCATCTTTATCGTCGTCTAATTTCAGATCGTTATCTTTGAAGCATTGTTTAAGGCTAGGAATGACCTTTGCGATGATGAAGTGATAATAATCTTTGCGATCTTCGACCGTCGGTTTAGGCGGATTCCAAATATGTTGCGCCACATCGCAGAAACTCGATAACCCGCTTCCCGCGATGATGTATTGACCCCGTTGAGAGATCTTCACCATTCGCGGGTGGTTGAATTTTCTTGTAGAGGTCACCAATGAATCCGCGCCAAATAAAACGCCGTCGTCATTTTGAACCGCAACGATTGTTGTCATTTAGTCGAGCCACACCTTGTAAGCCGCAGTAACGCGACCCTTTACTGGGTCAACAAAATGTAATCTTTGAGAAGGTGTTGCGGAAGCTGCAAGCATTACGCCAGCATATCGATTGTCCGATTCCGTACTTCCACTTTGATAGACACTTCCTTGACCGTTAGCCATCGCCCATTCCGCGTGTGTGTGGTAGTGACCGATGTAAACATCGCGGAACTCCCACGGGTATGCGCCCGATCGCCATCTGTTTGCGTGTTGAACGATTGCTCCCGGACTTGCGAATCCATTTCTCCCCACTTCATCCCCGTGAATTAACAAGGCTCGGTAATTTCCGATCTCGACTCTCTGGATGTCTTCAGGACATTCTTGCCATGTTAATCGCTTTTCCGAAGCCAATAATTGACGAGCAAGTTCATAACACATACGATCAAAATTATCGCTACGAGGAACATTATCCCTCTTGCTACCGATACGACCGTGATTGCCCCACTCTGGTACAACTGTGACTTTCGAATAGTTTGCCAACGCATAACGCACCACATCTACACATAGTCGCGAAACATTTACATATTGCTCAAATAGCGTTGAGTCGATTTCGAACGCCTGTGACGGGAAATTGAAAAGTCCTTCAACCATATCTCCGCCGAACATAATCACACATTCATTTACTGGGTGATCTGCGCGCATTATGTCTGTGATTGCAACTGCCTTTTCAGCGAACTGCATGACTCGCTTTTGCATGATTTGAGAGTTGTAGGAAGTTGTTTTCTTTGCCCCCTGCCAATCTGTCATGTGCCATAGAGCTACTTCCGCTTTTTTCTTTCCTTTAGGTAAGACTCGCTCTTTGACTGGCTGGATCGTACCCATTCCCAAAACTGCGTCGTGTGCGGCTTGATGGGTAACTTCGACGAGTTGATCGGTTCGCTCTTTGGCTTGTAAGAGTTGTTTCTGAACGCGCATAAGTGCCTTGCGAAGTTCAATAACATCATCTGACTCAATCCCTTCGGGTAGATCATTTATGCGATCGCTCAGGCTCATTTGATACCCATTATCTCTTTGCCATGCTTGGTATAGCCCTCTTTGTCGAGCCACGAATCATCCTTGTAAGGGTTGTAGAACAGGCGCACAGACTTCAGCGCATCCATCATCAGCGCAACTTGATACGCCGGAATGTCATCTTCGAGTTTCAAGAATCCAGCCCATACGCGACCGATAGCAGTAAACTCAATAAACGCATCACCGTATTCATCTAGGCGTTCTTCAAGAATTTCATCTACTCGACTACGGGACATTTACATTTTCCATTTCTGTGATTTTGAAATGTTGCTTCCGCAATTTGATAGCCCTCTGATCTAAGAGCTGCGGTAAGAGTTGATGTAGGTAGGTTTTTCTTATAGATAGCATCGAGCAAGACCACTCGATCTTTTTCATCCAGCATATCGATGATGATTGCTAGGGTGCATTTAGACTCGGATTTAACTGTGTGCTTTTCGATTGAATCGGCTAACGCCATAATTGCCTCCTTTGTGAGAGAAGCGTACCGAGAAAAATTTAGAGAAGCGAACAGACACGCAAAAAGAAAAGACCGCGGCAGACGATTTTTAGGGTCGTCCGAGGCGGTCTTTTTTTTGTAACTTAGATAGCACTCAAGGTTACAGGGTGAACCTATTTAATTGTCCTGCCGGATTAGCATTGGTGGAAACCTACACCATCTATTGCTGGATATTGTTCACATACGGGGTAACGATGTGCGATTCTGGTAAAACATTTGGGCTTGATGTCGGATTGTGTGGCACAGAGCTTCCAGTCAGACCTGACGCGACCGCGAGAATAATGTGTTTTGAGTCAGTCGAATAGCCACTAGCCGCCCAAGCCGCCATGAACCCAGTCCCGCCAAGCATGATTGCTTTCGGATTTGTCATTGGTACGCGAATCATTTGATCCCCTTTACGAGCAAGATATAAGTCACTTGATCGAGTTTGCCAGTTGCCGGTAGCCCGACTTGTTTCTGATACAACTTGACCGCATCGAGATGAGCCTGAGTAAAGGTTGAATTCTGATTGACCGCCGGAATCAGACCAGCGTTATAGAGAGCCTTCTCGACAATCAGCTCGGCTTGGGTTTTCTTGCCCACGACAAGATCAGATGCCTTCCAAGCGGGCGCAGAAGCCGTTGTGAGCGGTTTTGGCGTAGAGGTTGAGGTAACCTGATGAACCGCCATTCCGCCCGCTCCTAGAGCCGTTGTAGCCGCCGTACCGATGGCAAGGGGCTTGTTAGTTCCAAGCGAGGAAGTCGGCTTTAGCGAAGCCTCGTACTCAGGGCGTACAATCGCTAGCACATAGAGGTAAGAGCGATGGCGAAGATAAACCCCATGCCCGTTATATTGAGAAGCATCAGTCATATGTTCGGGTCCAGTGTTGCCCCCGATTGTAGTAATTCCATCCCGTGACGCATTGACGATGATCTCAACATGGTCGGCTATGCCATTGCCAGCCCATGAGAAGAAAACTAAATCGCCGGGCTTGCCTTCGTATTTATTGACTACGCCCTTGCGTTGCTGAAACCATGACAACCCTGACGGGCAGTATGAGAACCCTTTAGATGTCTGAGCTGCGACAAGGTGCGACAAGTCATTTTGGGCAAAACACCAGGAGACGAACATCGCGCACCACGGCTCATTTGGAATTCCGTACCAGTCGCCGTAAGGGTTGGCATCGGTAGTTCCGCCGTAGAATCCGACTTGTTTCTGCGCGGTTGTGACGATGTCTAGTGCGTTAGCCACGATTCCCCAAAAACTTCATAGCAAAAATAAACGCGCCAATAACAATCAGGGCGTGAAATAAACCCCACCATCGACTGCGCATTGTTCCCCTTAAATGAAAATAGCCCCGACCTCTAAAGATCGAGGCTATCTAATTTTACTACTTCGTTGAGTTTGCCTTTACGACCTTATTAGCATCTGCGAGAGCAGTATCAACGACTGCGGTAACAACTGGTGCTGGTGCGCCGGTGTCTGCAACGATTGTGTTAACGAGTGACTTTGGATTTACGCGAGCCAAGATTGGGGCAAGTAGTCCGGCAACAAGAGCCTCGGCTACGAGCTTCTTAACTGATGCGTGTGGGTCTAACTGGTACGCGCCATAACCAGCCGCAACAATGCCATAGGCGTAATGCTCGAATAGAGCCTTTTCCTTAGCCGTTACTTTGAGGTTGAACTTTGCCATCTTTTTCTCTCTTTCCTATTAGGTTGCGAACATACTTTTCTGCCTCGAAATCACTTGCCGAAGCGTGGTGGATTCCGCCGACTCCTCTGTGGTGTTTTTCGCAGAGCCATAGAAGATTCTGCGCCGATTCTACCCACTTTCCTACTTCGTCGGGATTGCTCACTCCGGGGTAGTCCACTTCCAACCATTGAAGATCGACTCCGTTTTGAAGGCTAAATTCAATATGAGCGTGATGAAGTTCTAATCCGCCCGCGCAATCTGAGAAATCTGATCGGTGATCGCCTATCGCGCACTTCGCCGTTTCTTTGGTGGCGTTGCGGTACGCATTAAAATCGCGATAGTGGGGATCCTTTTCGCGTGGCTCATGTGGCGGATAGTGAACAACATAATTGTTCGTAACCGCTTGATCGTGAGCATCCATTAAATATCGAGTT